TCCACTGATCGATGTTCGCTTCGTGTTCAGCCGAGCTGCCACCCGCATCTCGAAGCAGTCCAAGACATCCTACGCGATGTGGTGTGATCGGTATGGGTTTCCATACGCCGATCTATCCATACCGCATGAGTGGCTGGACGAGCCTGTGAACACTGCAAGCCTCGAGGCGATCGAAGCCGCCCGCATGAAACCCAACCTAGAGGACTTCTGATGAAAGACCGTGAGAGCGAGTTCGTCAGGCACATGGCCTGCCCGTCGTGTGGGTCGAGTGATGGCAACTCGCTCTACACGGATGGGCACACATACTGCTTTGTCTGCGATACGCACACGAGAGGAGAAGGGATGGATGACCAAACGACGGAACCCGGTAGCCCAGAAGCTGCGTACGCCGCAATACAGGCCAAAGAGAGTAGAAAGCAGAAAGGACTACTCGAGGTCAAAGGAGAAACAATCGACCTACCGGATCGTAAGCTCCGAGCGGACACCCTCCGACACTTCGGATACCGAGTAATCGGAGACAAGCACGGCGCCTACTACATGGACGCCCAGCGCAACCCTGTCGCCATCAAGGTAAGGGGTGTTGACAAATCGTTCACTTGGAAAGGCGACCCCAGTGCTGCCCTGCCTCTCTACGGCCAGTGGTTGTGGGGGAGCGGTAAGATGGTGGTGGTGACCGAAGGCGAGATTGATTGCCTGACAGTGAGCCAGCTCCAGAGTAACAAGTGGCCGACCGTATCCGTACCCAACGGTGCTGCCGGTGCTGCTAGGTCAGTCAAGAAGGCCCTGGACTGGCTTGAGGGGTTCGAGAAGGTCGTCTTCATGTTCGATGAGGATGAACCCGGTCGGGCCGCTGCGAAGGAATGTGCGGAGCTCCTGAGCCCCGGACGTGCATACATTGCATCGCTACCTTGTAAGGACCCTAACGAATGCTTGGTTAATGGACAAGGCGATGCAGTCATCAACGCCATATGGAGAGCCAAGGCCTACCGGCCAGACGGTATCCTGAACGGCGACGACCTGTGGGACCTCGTGTCTACCCAGCAGGACAACTCGTCTATCCCGTATCCTTGGGACGGTCTCAACGCAAAGACCCACGGCATACGACATAGCGAGCTGGTCACCTTCACGGCAGGTAGCGGTATAGGTAAGTCTGCTGTCGTTCGAGAGATCGCCTACAACCTCGTCAACACTGGTGAGAAGGTAGGGATGATCATGCTCGAGGAGAGTATCCGTACCACCGCCCTCTCACTGATGGGCCTGCACCTGAACAGGCGCTTGCACATCGATGCGACCGACGTGGACGGGGATCAGCTCAGGGAGGCCTACAACGCCACCTTGGGTACCGGACGAGTGTACCTCTACGACCACTTCGGTTCTACCGACGTGGACAACCTGTTGAGCCGCATTCGCTACATGGCGAAGGCCCTCGACTGCAAGACCATCTTCCTCGACCACCTATCGATCGTGGTCTCGGGGATGGACGGTGACGGCGACGAGCGTAGACTCATCGACCGCACCATGACGATGCTCAGGACCCTTGTTCAGGAGACTGGCATCGCCCTCATCATCGTCTCTCACCTCCGCAGGCCGGAGGGTAAGGGCCATGAAGAGGGAGCGCACACGAGCCTGTCACAGCTTCGTGGGAGCCATGCAATCGCACAGCTCTCCGACATCGTGATTGGCCTCGAGCGCAACCAGCAAGGTGACACCCCGAACGAGACCGTCATGCGTGTTCTGAAGAACCGCTTCTCCGGCGAGACCGGCGAGGCAGGCTCTTTGTTCTATGACGCCGAGACGGGGAGGCTCACCGACACGTTCGCGAAAGTACACCCACAACCAACCGAGGAGATACCGTTTTGAGCCACGACCTTTTGTTCGACATGGCCGATAAGGCCGCACTCAACACGATCAAGAACCCCGGATGGCGGGAACTACACGCACACATGCTTCGGCTTTGCGAGAAGGCCGAGAACAACGGATGGAAAAGGAGAACAGGCATGACACAGAACGACCGCATCTTGAAGCACATCAAAGCTACCGGCTCTATCTCCCAGCGCGAGGCCTTCCTCGACTACTCGATACAGAGCCTGACCCGTCGCATCCGCGATCTCAGGGAAGCTGGCTACAACATTGTTAGCCGGGGTGTGACACATCCGATCACCAAGCAGCGTTACACTCGCTACTTCCTCGAAGACACCGCAACAGCCTAATGGAGACCGATCTACATGGCATCGAAGAAATCATCGCGGGAGCCATCTTCTTCGGCTTCATCGGGCTCCTCTGGTACCTCATCTCCAAAAGTGGTGACGTGCCAGACTTGTAAATATGGTGAGCCCTATGGGGCTGACTTCACTCTTAACTGCACACTTACACTACCGCCGCACTTCGCAGCGGTAAGACGCCCAATCGTGAGCGTCGCGCAATCCTGCTCACTACACACGCCGAGGAAATAAACATGAAACGTGTCGCATTCGATCTGGAAAGTAACGGCCTCCTTTGGGATGCGACCGTGATACACTGTCTTGTCCTGAAGGACATCGATACCCAAGAGACCCGAGCATATCCACCTCACAAGGTGATAGAAGGTCTCAAGGTTTTGCAATCAGCAGATGAGGTGATCGGCCACAACGTCGTGGCCTTCGATCTTCCACTGGTTGCGAAGCTCCACCCGTGGTTTAACGCTGAGGCGTTCCGGGTGGTTGATACGCTGATCCTGTCTCGTCTCCTGTTTCCAAATCTGAGTGACTTAGATCGGGAACGAGGCTATCTGGCTGGCACCTTGATTGGTAGCCACAGCCTGAAAGCATGGGGCCAGCGTTTGTCGTTTGAGAAGGACGAGTATGAAGGCGGCTGGGAGAACTTCTCTCAGGAGATGCTGGACTACAACGTCAGGGACGTGGAAGTCACCGAAAGGCTGCACCAAGTACTTATCGAGAACCCCGCACTGTCACAACAGGCCGTCGAGATTGAGCACGAGATTGCTCACATAGCGGCTGCACAGGAGCGGTTCGGCTTCACCTTCGACAAGAAGGCGGCAGAAGAGCTGAATGCTCGACTGCTGGTTCGGAAGCACGAACTCGAACAGGAGTTGCAGGACACGTTCCAACCGTTCTACCTACCTGATGGCTTCATGGAGCCGAAGGTCAACAACAAGTGTCGGGGAGTGACGAAGGGTGATGCTTACAACAAGATCAAGCTCACCACGTTCAACCCCGGCTCACGACATCACATCGCCCATCGTCTCAAAGCTCTGTACAACTGGGAGCCAACTCAGTTCACACCGGGTGGCGAGCCCCAGGTGGACGAGGTGGTCCTCTCCGAGCTGGAGTACCCAGAAGCAAAGCTCCTCTCCGAATACTTCCTCGTACAGAAACGTCTGGGGATGTTGTCCGAAGGGAAGAACAGCTACCTGAAACTGGAACGCGATGGTGTCCTACATGGTGAGGTACTCACCGGCGGTACAGTGACCGGTCGCTGCTCCCATCGTAACCCGAACCTAGGCCAAGTGCCTGCGGTCGGTGTGCCTTGGGGAAAGGAGTTCCGCTCACTGTTCAAACCCTCTCCCGGCAACGTGCTGGTCGGGTGCGACATGAGCGGACTTGAGTTGAGGTGTCTCGCACACTTCATGAATGACCCAGAGTACACGAAGGTCCTCCTTGAGGGCGATATCCATGCAGCCAACCAAGAGAAGGCTGGACTGGAAACTCGCAAACAAGCGAAGACGTTTGCGTATGGGCTCATTTACGGAGCCGGTGCTGCGAAACTAGGAAGCATCATCGGTAAGGGTGCGAGGGAAGGACAGAAGCTCAAGACCCGTTTCTTGGACGCCCTGCCCTCACTGAAGCGCCTCATGAACCAAGTATCTACTGCTTGTAAGCGGGGATACCTAATAGGCATGGATGGCAGACGCCTCCACATTCGATCGGAACATTCGGCACTGAACACGCTGTTGCAGTCAGCCGGTGCAATCAGTTCGAAGGTGTGGGTAATCAAATTCAACCGTGCCTTGAAAGAAAGAGGGTGGGCCGACAAGGTTCACCAAGTCGCCTACGTCCATGACGAACTACAGATCGACTGTCCCCCTGACTTGGCTCAGGAGGTTGGTGAACTCTGTGTTCGCTGTATCGAGGACGCAGGTAAAGATTTGGGCTTCCGTGTTCCTTTGAGTGGGGAGTTCAAGATTGGTCGCAACTGGGCGGAGACGCACTGATGTTAGGTAACATAATCCTGTACACACTCGCGACAATAGGCGGCCTCATGTTGGGTCTTTTGATCCTCCTGTGGCTACTCGCAACATTCATCTCAATCGACGTGGAGCCATTCTATGACAAAGACTAAGCAGATTAAACCCGTACTGATCGAGTGGGCGGATGCCTGCGCATCCGTTGGTTGGTCTTACGAGACTGTCGGACAAGAGACGGCTCCAGTAGCCCAGTGCGTCACAATAGGCTGGCCGATCCACGAAGACAAAGATCAGGTCATCATCGCAGCCACGATGTCAGATGGCGCTCACAACCAAAGAATGGCGATACCGAAAGCATGGATAAAGAAACGCACAGTGATACGCTCATGACGTATAGGCGCACAGCGGATTACCTACACAGGCTGGCCGCTGAGTTGAAAGATGCGCCCAACACTTCCCTAAGTTCACAGGCTGCAAACCTGCATACAGCAGCTCGGCAGATGTCAACCCTCATCACACTTGTGAACACCCTCATACGCGAAAGAGAACGACAATGTACGCACTTGTAATCATCCTCCTGATGGCCCCTCAACTCGGAGAGGCTCAGTCCATCAAGTACAAGGTCACCCTTACCCCATCGAATGAAGTCTGCGAAATGATGCGTTTCAGGGTGCTCACCTCGATCCCAAAAGAGCTGAAGATCGCAAACATCAAACATGCCTGCGTCCCGCTTGGTCGTGAACAGAAGGAAAGCTAATCCATGAACAGACATCTCCTCATCGACGCCGACATAGTAGCCTACCGCGCATGCGCTGCTGCTGAGACGGAGACGGAATGGGAGACCGATGTCTGGACGATTACATGTGACCACAAGGAAGCTCAAATCTCGTTTGACGACCAGATCGAGTACCTTGTGGACGCTGCACACGCGAGCTCGTACTCGCTATGCTTCTCCTCATCGGATAACTTCCGCAAGGCCCTCTACCCTGCCTACAAGGCCAACAGGGCGAGCCGGAAGCCGGTGGGGTACAAGCACTTCGTCCAGAAAGTCTTCGACCGTAACGAAGGTCTAATCGTCACCAAGCCTACTTTGGAAGCAGACGACTGTATCGGCATCCTAGCAACGACCCCTTCTAAGGGGCGTGAGATGATTATCTGGTCCGCCGATAAGGACCTGATGCAGATACCCGGCCTGCACCTCGTGGACGGCGCAGTAATCGAGTGCGGCTCCCCCGGAACAGATATGTGGTTCTATACCCAAGTCCTGACTGGTGACAGCACCGATAACTACCCCGGCTGTCCCAATATAGGTCCAAAGAAGGCCGCGGACATTCTAAACAAAGAACTGTCTTGGACCTCTGTAGTCAATGCTTACCTCAAGGCAGGCCTTACTGAAGACGATGCCTTACTACAAGCTCGCATGGCTCGCATCCTGCAAGCCTCCGATTGGAACAAAGAGAAACAGGAGGTGATCCCTTGGAAGCCGACACCCACTGCGTGAAGAGTGAAGGCAAATGTAGCGAGACCCGCTGCAACATCTGCCCCCGATATACCTACTCACCATATGGAGTCCACATGTCCTACTTCGGTAGCAAGCCGATCGCGGCTGAAAGTAAACCCGCCTACCCACTCGATGCCCCGCAACCCTACATCACCAGCCGTTGTGCTCAGGAGGATTACCAGATGGAAATGTCCGACGCTGTAGCCCGCGCTGAGACCCTCGAGGACTGGGCCAATCGGGTGATTAAGGAGCCAGGCGAAGCCGTTCCCACCGACGCTGTCGTCAAACCGTCTCACTACACCAAGTGGAAGATCGAGCCGATCAACTTCATCATGCGCAACGACATGCCGTTCTGGATGGGTAACGTCGTTAAGTACTGCATGCGTGCTGATGATAAGAACGGTGTCGAGGACCTTCGTAAGGCTATTCGCTACATCGAGTTCCGCATCCGCCACTTGGAAGGTGATGTGGAGATCACACGATGATTACTCTCGAAGTCTTGGAAGACCAGACCTACAACTACCGCATCACATCTGATGACGCAGACCATGAAGACCTACAGGTCTCCCTCCTTCCCGAAGACGGGAAGATGCTCCTCCAACAATACGAAGACCCGGACGATGGGGATGATGAGTTCCAGCTAATCGTCCTGACACCGAGGATGGCATATGCACTCTTGGGGGTCCTGAAGGCTTCTATTAACGATGGGAAGTAACATGACAAAACCGACGGATGAACTGGAGGAACTACAGCGAGAATGCCTAGCACAATTCTTCGACTTCTTCGACGCATCTACTGACCTACACATGTGGCAGGGCTTAATCTACGAGGAAGCAAAAGAGGTTCTCACCGCATCTACTGATGCAGACCGACTGAAGGAGTGTGTAGACCTCGCCTACGTCTGTGCAGGCCTCCTCACCGCCCTTGAGCGGTCCACGACTGAAGATGTTGAAGACCTTCGGGAAGTACCCGATTACGAATCCATCACGGTCAGCGCTGCTTACGAAGTGACTAGCACCGTGTTGGACCTTGTAGGCGATGATGCCTTCGATGAGGCATTCAAGCGTGTACATGCGTCTAACATGTCCAAGCTAGGTGAGGACGGTAATCCCGTCCGTAGGGCCGACGGTAAAATTCTGAAAGGCCCCAACTATAAACCGCCCGTACTAGATGACCTCGTACTGCGGGCTCCAACAACAACTCTTAACTAGGGATCGAATTATATGAAGAACTGGCGTGGACCGTCATTACCAATCTCCAAAGAAATCCACGCCATGAAGTATCGGTTAGATAATGAGAGCTTCGACGAGTGCATCTATCGCATCGCCGGAGCCCTCTCCGATGGCAGGGATCATTTCCGCGAATTGTCTGACATCCTGATGGACATGCGCTTCCTACCAGCAGGCCGAGTACAGGCTGCAATAGGTAGCCCACGAGTAACTACCGCCTACAACTGCTTTGTCTCAGGCATAATCGAAGACAGTATGGACAGCATCATGGGGCGTGCAGCAGAAGCTGCCGAGACCATGCGTAGGGGTGGAGGCATAGGGTATGACTTCTCCCGCCTCCGTCCGAAAGGCGACCGTATCAAAACGCTGGACAGCAGAGCCAGCGGTCCTATCAGCTTCATGGCTATCTTCGACGCAGTGTGTCAAACCATTGCGTCTGCCGGTCATCGCCGGGGTGCCCAGATGGGCGTCCTCCGTGTAGACCACCCGGACATCGAGGAGTTCATCCGGGCTAAACATAACTCTGACAAGCTAACCGGGTTCAACATCTCGGTAGGCATTACCGACCACTTCATGCAGTGCCTTGAAGCTGGTGAAAAGTTTCCACTGAAGTTCGACGGGAAGGTGTACAGCTACATCGACCCCCGCAACCTCTGGGATGACATCATGCGCAGTACGTGGGACTGGGCAGAACCGGGTGTTCTGTTCATCGACCAGATCAACCGCATGAACAACCTTCGTTACTGTGAAACTATCGAGTCTACGAACCCCTGCGGAGAGCAACCCCTACCACCATACGGAGCCTGTCTACTTGGCTCCTTCAACATGGTGAAATATGTCAAGAACGATAATGAAGGAAATCGCATTTTCGATAGGCATCAGCTTATCCGTGATATTTATCCTGTCCATCGTGCTATGGACAATGTGATCGACCGC